TAGGACATACATATGATGTACAGGCTGCCTTTATTGGTGTTAGTAACATTAAGAGTGATAAAGGCAGTAAACGTGTAGATCTTGGTCTAGATAAGTATATACGTAGTATATCGCTCGGAGGTGCGGCACATCCACATACGTATCCAGTGGAATCTGTAATGCTTGATAATTTTTTACGCGGTTTACACAATGAGGGTCTAATAGAACTAAATTTATTTCAAATACAAAGTATGTACCCATATCGTAAATCATGGCAAACTAAAGCTTCTGTTGACTCAGGTTTATATTCCGGATTTACTTATAAAGTTAAAAAATTTAAAGGTATTATGGCATTAAAAATAAATGGTATTGTAATACCAGAAGATGTAAAACAATATTATAGTATACATTATAATACAAGTCTTTACAGAGGCCCTGCTGATATCAGCGTTGGTAGAGGATATCATATCGTAACTGAGTTTAATAAAATATAAATAAATACCTAATAATAACATGTTGGGTCTTACATTTAATCCTATTGTCGTATTATAGCACAACTATATTTTCATATTTAAACTATTCGATAACTTCTATTTATAAAATCGATAACGATTGCGACCTGAATTTTGAGGTACCTGGATATAATTTTCTTTAACAAGGCGACCCAAGTACATATAGAGGTAACTATAAAGCAATAACTGTATATTGTTATGGTAATACTATGCCAAAGCCTTAAAACATAACTATAGATAGTGTACACATGTACACTATCTATAGTTTAAATATATTTTTAAATGTTAGGATATTTAGGCCATTCTATAACACCTGTTTTAGGGTTTTTCCAAAGGATTGCTACAAATATTTTTGCATCGCTTCCTTCTATTGACCCAGCGGACCAATCATCAATTGGATTATATAGTGCGCCATTCTTATATAGTGTATTTACTACATTTGGGCGCAATGTACCCATATTTCTTCTACTACCACGTTCAGGTTCACATTTAGTATATAATTCTATATTACCTGTATATTGTATTATGACCCCATCGTTACCATAAGAGAAACCGAAACTTGTAATCCCGGGAAGCGCGCGTATCGCGGCTTCGATTTCGCCTGCTGTCGTTTGCGCATATGATCCCCAACGAATACCAAACCATAAACTTAAATGGCGGCTTTGCGAGTCAGCTAATGTTGTATATTTACCACTAATACTATCGACGGCTGCTTTTTTGGCTCTATCAACGGTTTCTACACGTTTACTGCCTTTATCACTCTTAATGTTACTAACACCAATAAAGGCAGCCTGTACATCATATGTATGTCCTAACGCTATTATCGTTTCAGGGACGATAATAGAAGTTAGGTTAGTGGTATTATTAAGGCAATACGGACATTAAAAAAAATTAAGTATATAGAGAACCATTAAGGTTCTCTATATGCTAGTTAAGTAAATAACCATCCGTTAGGCGTTTTAATAGGTTTATTTTTATTAAAACATGCAGATATGAACTCAGCAGGTAAGCCCACCCATAGTTTAGCCTTAGCTTCTTTAGCTTCGTACTCTGTTATCTCCTGTATACCAAATAGCTTTTTAGCATACATTTCTTTAACAGCATGGCCAACTAGAATATCCATAAGCACAGTTCTTAGTTTCCACCTCAGTTTACCGACTAATTTACCAGCTTCTTTAAGAAACTCCTCTTCATTTTCTTCTGGTATATACCAGAACTTACTAGAGTATCCATCATCATTAGGGTTAAATGTTACTAAAAACATTTTACTTCTCCTTAATTCCTCTATTGGTTACAATTAAATATGTTAGCATTACTTTTTCACTAGTTATAAAGTCAACACTAGCTAACCTTTTATATTCATTTTCACCAACATCACTTGTTAATAACTCGAACTCTACCATTTCATGTAGTTTATCATAAAGGCCATTCTTACCGAAGATTCTTTTTAACCCAGCTTGAATATTTTCATATTCTTCAGGATCTAATCCACTACATCTTATTAATAGTCTAGCTAAATCTATGCTATCGTCACCCTCGAAAATAGACTCTTTAATTATTTTCTCATATCGCTTAATGAACATGCATTTATGCATAATAGCACCAAGCATAATATTAAGTCTATCCATTTTTTCTTCAGTAGCATTAACATCTCTTGTAAAGAAGAATGATATCGTTTCGAACATAGTTCTGAAATCCATTAACCCAGTATCATATGCTATAACTTTACTTGTTAAATATGCGTTATATCCAGGTTTTAAACTTCCATACCAGTGTTTTAAGATTTTCTTATCAGATCCTTCTGCATCTGGGTCAATCTTATTTTCACCTAGTTTCATAAGTTCCATTTCAAAAGCCGTTAATGGTTCAGCTTCTGTTGGCAATGCACTTGGTATCTCGAATATTACATATTCTTTAGGATTCTCCCATACGAATAAAGGATATGCAGTATTCATATCACCAGTTACCCTTATCTTTTTGATTTTAAATTTTTTACTTTCATAGAGATTTTGCATTATGGTAGTAATATTTCCAGCTATTACAAGAGGCGCTAAAATATCTGGATCACCTACAGATTCATTAACAATATTATAGATCTCTTCTTGTTCGCTTTCTAATGTTTCCCATATTACATAAGTTCTATTATCCTTTACACTCATTGTTGCTATATACATTTTAACACCTCTATTAACCTTATTGCTTCAATAGCTACTAATGCTATTATACCAACAGCAATTGTAATTATTATTCCATATTGTAGTTTACTCCACTTACAACCTTTAGCTATATTAGCCCTATTATAACTCTCTTTTATTCTTTGTTCCATATCCATAAATTCACCATCTGTCATTGCTATCTCCTTTTTTAAATAGAATAAGCTAGATAGAACCCAGTCGGATCCTATCTAGCCTTGTAGTTACTTAGATAATTCGTTATAGATGTAAAATCCTAACATTGCAATTAGAATTATCTTTAAAATAAAATCGTATTTACGATATTTACAATTACATCCTTCAAGTTCATCGTCTTTTAATCTTCTGTCTGACATTTACTCTCCTTTCGCATATTTTCAAAAAGTTCCTTAAGTGTGTTATCGACATCGTCCATCCATAGATGACTAATATCCCATACACATCTAAATTTATTTCTAGTATATGTTCGTATAGCTTTTACTGGTATAAGTTTATTCCTATAAATAACATATCTAGGATAGTTAATAAGAAAACATTTAGTTTTACCAGTTCGCTTTTTGTGTTTTTTCATTTTAGCTCTTTTTCCATTGCTTCTTGTTTTTGCAACTTCTCTCGTATTATATTTATCCTCTTAGATAAATCGTCTAGATCTTCTTTAAGCGTTTTCTTATCAGTAACTTGTGCTACAGTTGTATTAGCATTATTACATTTAAGATTATTATCTTTAGGATTAAGAAACACGCATGCTAAGAAGGTTAATAAGCATACACAACCGAAAACCATAATATAATAATCGTATTTACTATAGTACATAGCATTACTCCCTTTCCACTATATTGATATCTATTTTACCGCCGCCCAAATCGCCTACTGTACTACTATCTAGTGTTACACTTTTAAGAACCTGTCGATTTATTAAATCATTTTTAACTATAGTAATGCTCTTAATAGGTGTTTTAGTAGCATAGCTTCTGTATAAAGATGATGACATAAAGTTCGAATTACATATGTCAAAACTTTCCATATTAGCTCCTTTTATTCTGTTGTTTTGAATACCATATCGATATTAAAACTATACTTATCTTTTGGGTCTTTACTAAGAGATACATTCATAGGTTCAAGTAGTACCTTTTTAACTATTTTACTAGTAAACTTATTCTTACTCTGGTTATATAAACCTTTAGTACGTATCTTAGTGCCTTTATACATAGCATAAGCATTTCTAGTAATAAAATGAAAGTGAATAGGTTTGCTATGCGATACAATAACGTCTTTAACGATATCTGTTAAATCATTAGGATCTGAAAGAACATCTATAAAGTCTTTAAAACATTTATGTAACGACTCTTCAGTATCCGACATATTAAAAGTTAGAGGGTGTTTAGTACCCTCTACAATAACTCCTTCTGTTTTCTCTTCTGATACCATATTCATCTCCTTACTCTTTATTTTCCTTTAATAATGTCTCTTAAATCCTCTGCCATGACGCTAACTCGTTTTACTTTTTTAAGGTTACGCCGATTTTTAAGATTATTTTTAAGCAGCGTATTAACATTTTTAATAGGTGTTTTTTCACTACCATATCTTCCATATAAAGCCGAATATAATAATCTAATATTACTACTGTTAAGTCCTTCCATATTTATCTCCTTAATGTAAATTAGTCATCCCAGTTGACAGAACCTAAGTCAGCTGACATGTCTGGACCAGTCTTTTGGTAATCGGCAACATTAGCTTCGAAGAATAAAGATTTAGTTGTAACTTCTTCGGCATTCTTATAGTGGGATATTAGTTTTTGTTTTAATGGGTTTTTCTCTAATGGAACTTCCTCGTAAAGCAATGGCAAACCTAGGTTACTACATACGCTGTTTCCTTGTGATTCTATATATACCTTAATAGAGTGATCTGAAAAACCTAACATATCCTTAGTTACATATTTAGTCCACCTGATCTCTGCATCTACCATTATTTTAACCATATTATGTATACGCTCTATTACAACAGCTGGTACAATACCATCAAAGCTTTCTTTAATTGCTGTTCTAAAGATACCCTGGAATAACCTAACGTGAAGACGCTCGTCCTTTTGGATCTCGCAAATCATTTCATCAGTGGATGGCATGTAGTTTTCTATAGAATGGAAGAAAACGAAGCCACCAGGGAAAACTAGTTCTTCCAATATTTGGTTCGCTGCAAAGGCTAACAATAAATCTTCATTAGTTGGAGTCGTACCTTGGTAAAGAATGTTATACATATCTGCAACTGCTTTATTCTTTAAGAATAGCTCTTCATCATGCTTATGTAACTCGTATATTCTATCGGTATCTTGACAAATATCTTCTGCCATAATAGAATAGCTGTCGGAATGTTGAGACTCTTGGTAGGCTTGCAATGCTAATGCGGCATTTACGACAGGCGAAGTTATATATTGATTAATACTATCTACAAGTTGATTAGTTTGGATAGAGTCGTTCATAATCAACTGGGCTAATACTAAGTCATAACTACGTTTAATGTTTTCTGGTAGTTTTGGATAATTAACTTTGTCTTTACTTATATTCACTTGTGTGGCGAACCAAGTGCCATCCTGCATAGCTCTATAAATCAATTGTGCAAACTTATGAGGTGTTTGGTTATAGCTAATAACACCAGTTGGGTTACCACCAATAATAGTTGGTGCTTTTAAACTCTCGTCTGATTCGTAGTTATAAATCTTCTTACGAACAGCTAACTCTTTTCCTTTATACACTGCGTCTCCTTTTAACGTTAAAAATTAATAGAGATAAGAATATCTTATCCCTATCTTATTTAAATAATATATAATTAATAATTATTAATTCTCACACCCTTCGCATACTATTGCTTTAGCTTGGATAACATTTTCAATCTCTTTTGTTTTCTTAGCTTTAGTACGAAAATAATAAAGTGTTTTTACGCCTAAGTCATGTGCTTTAACAATAACTTTAAGAATATCCATAGCGCTTATTTTAGATACGTCTTCCTCGTAAAGGCTATTAGAAATTGCCATGTCTATATATTGTTGTCTAGCAGCTAACATTCTTATTTGGTCCATATGCGGTATCTCAAAAGCATTTTTATAATACCCTATATTATCGATACTAATATGCGGTGCCGTTATCTTATAAGAACCGATCTTAGAGTTCTCTGTATAAACTCTAGCATATAGTGGTTCATGACTTGGAGTAGTTCCTGCTAATAAGCCAGATGCTGTATTAGGAGCTATGCACATTCTATAAGCATTTCTTATAGAAGGGTCTACATCACAACCGCCTTTTTCTTTAGCTAAATCGGTGCTATAGTTATTTATAGCAGAAGTAGAAAGACTATAAAATTTATGTAACCACTCTTCGTGCTCTTTAGAGCCATAATGAATATGGTTTATAGCTAAATACTCAGCTTCTCCAAGATAACCTATACCTATAGAACGTCTAGCCAATTGAGTACGCTTTGCCTTTTCCGTACTATAGTCAGTAACATCAATTACGTTATCTAAGAATCTTACTGCTACTTGAGATGTTTCTATTATATCATTCTCATCTTCTAAAGTTGATATATTTAAACTACCTAGGTTACAAACAGCTGTTTCATGCGTATTAACAGGTTGGATTAGTTCTTGGCAGTTACCAGTTAAAATACCATTGAACATTAACCTATGTCTTGATGGTTCGTTACCACAATAAGTAGCTTCTACGATATTATTATCTTCTACGGTAGACACTCTTACATTATCATAAACATTACCTTCACTATCGCAATACTTATAAATTTTAGTATTAGGTAATAAATCGGTAGTTCTTACTTCTACCTCATTACCATCTATATCTATGTACCACTTATGATATTCAGTAGCATTGATTACAGTGCCATTAGATAATGTAACTGTTAATAATTTTGAGCTATCTGATGTTTTAGCTAGTGTAGTTAATGACCATTCTTTACCATTCCAGCATGTTGCTTCTGTAATACCAGAATTTACTAGTGCGCCAATTGGTTTATTTCCGTATTCTTCTGTAAGAATAAGTGTATCCCCGGAAACACAAAGGTTGCTACTTCTCACTATTCCCAACTCTTTATGATACTTATGTGCTTTATTAGCATTATCTTTAAAGAACCAGAATGGTAAACCTTCTGTAGTCCAGCTGTAAATAAGTTTATTTACAATCTCTTGGATTGGTATCTGTCTTGTGTAAGGGTTGAAATACCTTTTATTATTAATAAACTCATCTTCGTATTTTTCATATAGTTTATTAAACTCTTCTCCAAATGTTTCTGTTAGACCTGGAACATCATATGGGTCAAATAGCGTCCATACTCCATTTTTCTTAATTCTATCTATAAATATAGATGGTATGCTAACTGCTAAAAATAAATCTTGAGCACGTCGTCTCTCTTCTCCTTGACGTTTTCTTAAATCTATAAAGTCGAAGATATCAGCATGCCACACCTCTAAAGTATCTGTTATTGCACCTTGTCTTACCATTTACATTCTACTTAGTTCGTTATTCTAAGTACGCTTATGTATAAGCTGCTTATACTTTCGTATAAGACTAGACTATCTCACTATCCTAACCACTTAGGATACACCCCATTTCCCTTTAAACCTACTGGTACCACTTGGCGGTAGACCTATATGTTCTAATATAGGATTTACTAGTCGTTGAACCTTAGTATCTATCATACTCTTGGCTGCTGATTGGCTTAACTATAAGCTTTCCAGCAATTAAAGGTGTTTTCTATAGTTAGTTACCTAACTAAGCGGCATAAGCTTTACCGAGTTGGTTAATTGCTAACGCAATATCATTATGTAGTTTCATAATAGGTATAATACCTGCTGCTCTATTTTTAATACCTCTTAATGGTGCGCTAGCGGCTCTTAGCCTAGATGTGTCTACACCATGTCCTGCTCCAAGTTTTGAGCCTTGGGCTAGATCATTTAGTGTTTCCATTATGCTATCTAATGTGTCTCCCATGCTATGAACAAGACAACTTGCTGTTGCGGAATCTTTCTTACGTCCATTAGCATTAATAGGCGTTGCTGATATAAATTTTAATAAGCTAGTTTTTTCGTAAAACTTCTTAGCCCAATACATTTTATCTTTCTCATTTTGCGCTACAAACATTGCTATAGACATAAACATATGTTGTGGTAGTTCAACTACCTGATCGGTATCAACAAGGAGGTATCTATTTTCGACTGTTAGCATAGCTGGAAGAGTAAATAAGAGATCCCTACTAGAAACTATTTCGTTATTAAGTTCTTCTATTTCCTCTTTAGTATATTTAGTATACCAATCCGACAGAAGATGTTGGTTTCTATCTATATAGTCTTGTAAACTAACATGTTTATAAACATCACCTGGTGCATCTTTACTATATGTAGCTTTAATTCGGTGGTATAAATCATAAAGAGATAATCTAGCTGCAACATATGTCCAGTTAGGCTTATCTATATCAATTTTATCCATCGCTGTTTGTATAAGACTTTCTTGTATCTGACTAGTCTTAATACCATCGGTAAATAATATTTGCGCGGATAACTCAAGGTCTTCATAACTTACGCCTTCCAGCCCTTCGCATGCAGGTACTGTTTGTTTACGGATATTTGCTATATCTAGTTCTTCTAGCCTTCCGTCTCTTTTCGTTACTTTCATAACGTACACTCCTTATTATAAATTTTTAATATCTAAATTTTTATTTACCTTATGATAAAATCACTTTTTTCTTAAGGTGGATCAGGAAATGAAAAGAATAAAAAAGAGACTACTGAGAGTTACTTTTTAGGTAACTCTCAGTATCTTTCTATTGTAGTTGGTTATAGAAAAGTTTAGCTATCTCTACTTTAGCGTTAGATAGCATATTCTGTACCTTTTTGGTAGCTTCACCCATTTTAGAATCGATTTCTTTACATTTTGCCATAACTTCATTATGGGCAAAAACGCCTTTTTCATAATCGAATGCTAATGTTTCGATAGCTACTATTTTATTATAGAAATAGTCGTAAAACTCTGGGTTTAAGCTACGTTCATTATCTCCCGTATTTCCGAACAAAACTGCATATGTATTTAAATCCCCTGTAGCGAGTAAAAGATCTTTTAAGTAAGATTTTCTAATCTCACGAAGCTGAATTAATGGTTCTTTAAAAAGCTTAACAAGTATGCTAGGATTAAGCTTTTCAGCATTATTTACACATTTAAAGCACATACTAAATAATTTACGTTCGAATTGGAAATCCAAATGGTATATGCCTTCAGGAACTTCAACAGTTGTAGCCCCTTCATATTTAGCGAAGAAATATGTTAAAGGATCTTTAATAAGGTTATCGAACATAGAAGTAAATGCCATTTTAAACTCTGGTTTAATAATACCTTTAGACATTAAGTTCTCTAACATATTTTCAGGCGTAGTTGGTCTAGCTATGCTATAAGAAGCAATCCTAATAGCTTTAGAAAGAGCTTCTAATCTTTCAACATCTTCTTTAGTAATATTAGAACCTAAAGATCTTAGAGTGTTTTTATAGTGTAAGTAGTTAGCTTCCACAGAACTAATAGCTTTTTCTACTTTAACGCCAAGTTCGTATTTTTCCCCTTCTGATTTATCTACCCTAGGATCAGTAACGTTGATAACTTTAGGTTCTTCGCAATACGAGGCCCAATTTCTAATTGCATTTAACTTAGCACGAAGGTCATCACTAAGATTATCTTCGGCTGGGTTATCCACTTTAGGTTCATTAACCTTAGGTTCTACAGGTGTGAGAAGATCTGTTTTAGTCTTAACCCAAGAAGCTTTAACAGAATCTGGTTTAGACTCATCGTAGCCATCTAAAAGAGTTATAGACATATCGAATTCAGATTTATTATCTCTTGCCACTTTTACCTCAAAAACTATACCAGGTGTTATATATAGATACCTAGGATCGCCAGAACTTGTAATACTAGTTTTGACCATATCAGGTTCCTTTAATAAATACATAAATCTATCGAAACTGAATATTTTGTTATGTCTTATAGCAGTATTCTTAATATCCTTAGCTATAACTTCTGGCGCAAAGTTAATCATATCGCAATATGCTATGTCATCAGAGTCAAATACATGTAGACTTGTTTTATCGTATTTAACATACCCAGCTAAAAAATTCCTAAAATGTATAATTAGCTTATCAAATCTATCTGGTATATACTCGTTATTAAATCTGTGTCTTATTGTTAACTTATTTGGATTAGTCCAAGGGTTTATAATTGCCATTTTAATTTTCCTTTCCTGTTTTAAACGCATATTTAGGTTTATTAGGTATTAAGTAACTACTACCTTCAGTGTCTATAAGTAAAGTATAGGTAAAACTATTTTCTGTTTTATCTAACACTTTAACTCTTATACCATTGAAAAGATAATAGATATCCTCTTTACCAACTCTTTTAACATTTCCAGTGTCTTTAAAAACTCGATTTATAACTTCTGGTGTTTCTAAATTATCATAGAGTAAAGAAACTAAAGTAGGTATAAAAGAATCTATAAGTTCAAAACTATTAAGAGTCTTTATATTCTCTAGAACATTTTCTTTAGTTTCATTTCTTTCTAAAATACTATTTGAAACATATCCACCAACATTATAAATATCTTGTCTAATCAGTTTAAGATAATCAGTATGGAAACTATCATTAACTGTTTTACTTAGTAGTAGTTCAGTGTTATTCCCCATTCGGTTTCTCCTGTTGTTTCTTAAACTCTTCTCTTTCTTTCTGTAGTTCTTTCATTAGGGATTGATACTCGTCTTTAGTAAGACTAATCTTATCTTTAAGTTCTTGAAAGTGTAGATAAACATTAATATACCATAGGTACCATACCAAAACACTAAATAAAAGGATAGCTATAATTCTAAGTACCATATCAAACGCAGGTATAACTACTGAACAATACTCGGTACCTAAAAGAAAAGCTATTATGTAAACAGAGAATATTCCACAAACCATTGGTATAAATCCATTTTTAAAATAAGTTATCATAGTGATCCTTTAACAGCATAATAGCTAGCTAGAGTTTTGTTAGTAAGAACCTCCCAAACTCCGTCCTTAATAGTTTTAAGAACAGGAATATCAAAGACTTCATATCTATTAATCTGATTAAGAATATTGATAATAGCAAGAGCATCTGCTTCATTAACAGGAGCCATCATAACACCCCTATAGTCTGTAAGAGTAAGATGCTTATTAAGACGTTGAAGGTATTGGCTACGTAATGTAGATGCTAAAGCAACTAACTTTTTCATAGGTTCATATTTTTCAGTAGTATGGATACCTATAAGTTCTTTAGCTTTCTCTTCCATTAAGAATCCTTTATCATTACGACCAAGAAGACGATTAGCGGTAAGAACTGTAGTATCACCTTGTTTACCAACTGGCCATATCCAATCTACAAGACGATTAAAAGCTTCTTCTATCGCGAACTCTGGATCAGAAGAGAATGTCTTATATTCGATAGTAGTTTGTTTATGATTAGGAGGAACCTGTTGTTTAGCTGGTTTAACATATTTAGATTGGTTAGGCTTACGGGATTTAGAATCTATATTTCTAGATCCACCTTTAGGTTTAAACGGTTTTTGTTCCATAATGGGACTCCTTGAATGTTAGTAACTAATATTTATAGATATTAGTTCTATTTAAATAATATACACCTGAACTTTAATAAGTTCAGGTGCGTACAATAATATATAACTAAAAACAAAAAATAACTACAGATAGGAATATTCCTATCTGTAGTTAAAATTAGTTAACCAATGGGGGTAATAATAGCTTCGTGAATGCTACATATAGATCCACCCATACCAGTATCCTTGTCATATTTTATAAAGTTACCGATATCAAGATTAAACTCCCACTCATTATTGTCGCCATCTACAATCATTATAGTTAAAGGTAAACTAAACTCGTAACTATCTGAAGACAATAAATTTTCGTACTTATAGCATACCTCATATCGTTGTATATAAGGTATGTGATTCGGTACTTTACCAAAGTCGGGAACAGAAGGTGCCTCTGATGTAATATATATGTTACTAATTCTCCCTAACCAGTCATCTTTTATTGGGATAACAAAAATCGATTCTTTAATTTTGAAATTACCACCGTCAAGATCTTCCGATATACGGTCTTTTTCGACATACACATTTTTTCTTAAGTAGGTCAAGAGTTCGCTTGACTCACCCCCCTTAGCAGGGACTTCAGGATGCCTAATAATATCTCCATTAGGTTTAACAGTATGTAAGAAACACATAGCTTTATTAGACATTAAAGGTAAATCTAATCCGCCGCCAAAAGAAGTTTCTTGGTTAAATACTATATTTTGATCTTCTTCATGATATGTCATTTCACCTGTAGTTCTGTCCACTCTATAATAGATAATATTATACAATCTAAACCTATTGTATTTAAATACTATTGCTATCATATCGTAAGTTAATGCGCTGTAAAAACTACTTGTCTCTATAGTTCCTACTGTATTACCTACATAAGATTTAAATTTAATATCCCTATATATAGACCTTAATGTACTACCTCGTGGTGTTAATGTAGTCGGTAATGTAATATCGTATATGGTGTTACCATTTTCTACTTTCTTATAGAGCGGCCACATGTAATTATTATTTGTAAATCCAACCTCAGCCGGCACCCATTTACTATTTTCAACACCATATCTATAGAATGCTGCAATAGTTGTTAAACTATCTTTCTTAAGGGCGCTAGTTATCATACCAGGTTTAGTTAATCCAACATCTGAATAGTTAATACCTTCTAAGTTTCTTAATAAAGGAGATACCATATTCATCATATCAGAACCGTAAATATTTAGATCTGCTAGTTCGGAGAATTTATAAATATGCAATGTTTTATATACATATTTATCTTCATTAGGATTAAGAGGAAAACTAGATTTACTTTTATTTATATCTTCTTGCGGAAGATTTTTAATGTCGGTAAATTTAATATGCCCATCTTGTATCAGTGGTAACCCATCTTCTACAGTGTCTTTAATCCAGTCGGGAACGTTTTTGACGGCTTTAAACTTAATTTGATTATCTGTATTATTACTTGGCTTATCAAGTTTCATTTCTCCTACTCCGATAGCAGTAATATGCTGCTCTCCGATCGTAAAGTCGCTATGTGAAACCATATTATTAGGTAATAATGCACCGGGCGCATATAAGTCAGATTGCCTTGGAAGCCCACATATAATGTTACCTATATTATCCTTTTGAGTGCCTGCGATAATCTTCACAGTTTCGTAGTTAGGTACAGGTTGAATACGCGTTTGCATGTTAGGGTATGTCTTTATCGGTAAGTTTTTTGTCGGCACAAGATATTCGACATTTAAATTTAAATCGAAATTGCATTTTCTATCTAGTAAAGGCGTGCGGTTAAGATAGTAATTTTCAAAGTGCTCATTTTCAAGAAGATTTTCGCGAGATGAAAATCCAAAATAGTCCCCTCGAATTCCACCATTTAAAACTGATAAGTCATACGTATTTTTATGTCTGTCTGTTTTAATTTGGCTTGGATTTATAATAAAGAAATCTTTAAAGATCGTGTTACTTGTGACTGCTTTAGAATAATAATGTTCTTTACCATTTGCATCTGTCCATATATTACTAATTGTTATTGGCTTTGAATTATGACCCCAAGATAGTAAATTATTGTTCTGTACAAGTTTAGCTACCGAAGTTTTTTCAAGGTATCTTATATCGTTTAAATCCATATAACAAAATAAAACTGGAATATAGTTTTTTGTCTTACGTAAATTATTATTAAACATTAATGTCTCAGTAAGAATTGTTGGGTCAGAATCGATACCTTGTATTCCGCTATCTGTAGTGATAGTATCCATATCAAAAATTGCTATACAATAATTTTCACCAGCTACTACGTCACGCGGATAGACTGTTGTAGATATAAACTTTTCCATTAATCTATTATATCTAGTAGATATACCATTTAAAATACCCACCTGATCTCTAGGCTCCTTTACATCCCCTTTAGAGCTATCATAGCCAATAAAATGCTTTTCGTAATATAGTGCACGTCCCATTGCTTCGTTATTATATGGTGTAAACCATATTTTAAGTTTATATATTTGCCCATGCTCTAAAACATTTCTTGTATTAACAGGTTTTGTCCAACGTCCAAAAGCTGTATATTTTTCCGATAATTTATTATCATATTGTGTACTTACACCAACAGAAAATGCATCTTCAATACCCGGAATATATGTTTCAGATCCGTCTGGATTCACTTTATAAAATTTATAATGGACCCCATTATTTTTGTTAGGTTGTATTAATAAATTATCGTTTTCACTTACCGGAGATGTTATTAGATCGACTGGTGCAAAACCTAATATAAGTTTGCACCCATTAATTGGTATATACTCGAGATATGGTAATGGATACTTAAATTTTCCACCTATATTATCAGAATGCATATAGTCTTTATAATAGTAATTTATAAACATCAAAATATTGTATTTATAGCTCCGAACTTTGCTTAATCCAATATTTTTTTCGATAAATTTATCTGTAGTTACACACATTGTAGTATATATATCTTTATGATATGTGTCTATATCTTTTCCCCCTTGTGATATTTCACGTGGTTGCATATTCCATGTCCATATTCCCAAAAAATTTTGCGGATCTTTAATGGTTGTATTTTGTACAAACTCGGTCTTATTATCATTATACTGATAGTAAAATTTTACTATAAAACTAAAATTCTTATAACGATAGTCGAACGGGAATATGAATTCTGGATCTCTTTCAAGTTCCCTTGGGAATAAAGTATATTTTATATTTAAATACCATTTATTTTCTTCATTACCGATATAAAATATTGGTTTAATTTTATCATACGTTAGAATAGACGTATCCGATACTTCATAGCTCGGAAAATCATTTTTACCTTCTGTAAATGTAGGATCGGTATATGGATTATCAAACGCCTTAACAGAAATTTCACCAGGTTCATCGGTGCTTAGCATATTTGTAGTTATTTTTAAGCTATTTGCAATTGACGAATAACCAATAAATGTTTCTATTTTTTTTAATGCTATATTTGGGGATAATATACCACTTATATTTAATATTATTTTACTTATTTGTTCATTAGTTAATATTGTATTTATCGGTAACGTAGGTTCTGGTATCTCAATTTTCAATATATATTCATTCCGCAGACGTAAGTTATCCAAATTATTTATTTTTATATTTACAGTATTAGTTATTCCAATATTATAATAAAGCATAAAAATACCTGTATGCGTTTTAGATACATCTTCTTTGCAACATTCAAGTTCCACCGTATATACTTCTCCGAATTTAAATAGTTCATTTTGATATAATGAACCATCTTTAAGCCATTGTGAAGTGATCAGTGTTTCCCAGTTATATTCAAGGCGACCTGATCTGATTAACCTTTTATAATTATTAATATGCAATATACTATTTTGGGGTATGCTTTTATATAATTCTGGCGTAACTACTAACTCATCTACTAATTCGCCATTTTCTTTTTTTATTCTATAGACTATTTTATCAAGATTATAATTTGAAAAGGCACCATATATATCACTTCCAATGTTAACATATATATATTTTATACAAGGGGCATTTTTTCTATTAACTTCGCTTACGCCAGTATCATAAGTAACAAATGGGTTGTATACTGGCCATGTTATAGCATCTCTTTCTAGCGTAGTAAACTCTTTAGTAACTCTTTTACTTAGTTCATTTTTATTATTTTTATATTCTATAGATACTAAATACTTAGTATTATGTTTTAACGATTTATCTAAATGATCTTTATCATAGTTTATATCAAAGTTATAAACAGCAGGTCCTTTATCATCGACAGTTTGGATTTTTTCATAAACTACTTTATTATTATCGGTAGTATCTTGAATAGTAAGTTTAATTTCTTTTAACCCATTAGTATTATCTATAGGTTTGCTATACCCATATTCACTACTCTTAACTTTCATATTTACATAATTTCCATATCCATGTACAGCAGTAATTTCCATCGTAGGATCGGAAATGATTCCTCTTTCCATTTTTAAAGTATAATCTATAAATTTAGCACCTATACTAGTATATATTTTAATAGTAAACGTATAATCTTTATTATATTCATATCCATAACTTGATGCATTTATAAGATAGTTACTAGTCCCATACTCCTTATATCCATTTACTGGAACAGTGCCTTCGGGTTTATAGCATTGAACAACTATTATGCCTACCCAATCTGGAGTAAAATTAACAGTGTCAAGAGTATTATCTAAACTAACTTTAAATTTAAGGTTACTCCAATCGTCTCCAATATGTTCAACTTTATAGTTAAGATTGATACTCGGCGTAAATGTAGCTTCGAACATATCACTATTGTATTTATTCCCTATAATATACCCTTTCAATTTTATAGGTTCGTTTGTCCATACTTCACCTGGACTTGCAAATGCGCTAAAATCAGCTACTTCAAATGTATGTGTCATTGGTTCGTTATACTTACCATTGAACCAATTTTCTCTTCTATTATATTTACGTTTATGTATTGGCATGTCCCTTTCTATTCTGAAAGCAAAACCTTTTATTTCGTCTGTTTGCCCAGGAACATAAAATTTACTTAAATTTAATATAGGTAACTTTTTATCAGAAGTAGTAAATGTAGCAACTATAGGTTCTGCCTTACTTCCACTAACATTGAATACACATTTACCTTCTTTAGATGTTAAAGTATTGCTTTTATATACTAAAGTTACATAATATTTTTTGTTATTACTAATAAAAGGAGTTATGTCATATTCACTACTAGTGTTCGTAACTGTATTAATTAACCTATTATCATCTGCATCATATAGCGACCATATCGCACTTACTAATGTTTCATTTCTTGCAGTAGAAACATATTCACTTGCTATAATCTTATGCTGGTTATCTTTTGTAGGTTTATATTGTAAAACTGGTCTATGTATATAAGCACCTATTGTTGTAAACTTTCTAATATAAGGTATACTATTAGCATATTTAGCGTTATCAGTATGTAGAGTAACTTGTAAACTATATTCCAAGTCTCCTTTTAATATGCCATTAGGTATAGTAAAACTAATTTTATTAGTACTATCTTTACCACTATCGAATACTTTATTTCCTAACTTACCATCGATACTTTCATAAACTACCCAAGTAGTAGCTGTATGTGTAGCGCCTATAGCGTCTCCGTATGTTTTAAAACCGCTAATTAAACAACCAGGAGTTAGAGTATTTTCTTCTACACTAACATCAAAAGGAGATATACCACCACTAGAAGTAGTTGTAATTATAGAATCGCTCCAAGGAGAATAAATACTATTAGATACAAACCTATATCTAATATATAATTTTAGATTAGGGATATTAGTATTAGGCTTCCACATTTCTTTATTAAGATCATCACTACTTTTATCTACTAAAGTTGTGAGTCTTTCATCGCTATAGGCTACCCATTCAGTACCTGTATGTTTACCTAAATATCCATTACGTACTCTAAAGCTAGCTATCTTAAAATACCCATCCCAGTCAGTAGTAGTTACCCCACCATTATTTTCTTTTATATCTGGTTTAAGAATAAATATAACATTTCTATCATAATTATTATCATTCTCTCTAATCTTTTTCTCTGCTAAACGATCAGTTGCTAAGATACCAGAATCTTTAGGTAAATTAATAATAATATCATCTTCACCAGCAGGGAAAATCAAAGACTTTCTTTTATTGCTTGTGCTGTCTAAAAATTTAATTATAGACATTTCATTATCTCCTTTCAATTTTACTTTCATTACCCCTATATTATATAGGCAAAATTGTCACGGAACAGCTGTTTTGTGATGGTAAGGGTACTCCTTACTTTAATCCTTAAAGAAAGGAAATTAATATGGGTAAAATCATTTTTAAAGATAGTAAATCTACAAAAAATAAAAACCTGATATTAACTCATACCTATGAAGATATCATTATAAATCTACCTGGTAAAGACGGTGAATTAATATCCGATCTATCTATAGATAGGCATATGCAAAATATAGAAGTTAGTAGTGATATTAATAAGATATTAAAACCTGATATTACCGAGAATAATGGTGGGATAGTAAATGAAGAGTCTTGGTCAAGACCTTTACAAATAGCTAGCTATAGAACATCTGCTTATTTTGTTGGTAAACACACTGGAACAGATTGGGAAGCTTATGCTGATCGTGGTATGAAAGGTAACTTAGCTAGTACATCAGATGTCGAATATAAAGATGCTTGGTTACCAGATGTAAATGAAGATAACAAAGAAGTATATGTGCGCTATAGATTTAAGAGTGGGGATATTTTATCTCCATGGAGTGATCTTCTATATTATAGAACTCCGGCTTATGGAGTCAGATCTATTAAACTTACTATAGATGGAAATAGTTTAACACCTACGATAACAGCATCCGAGTTTCGTTCATTCGGAGAAGATAAAATAGGTAAGATCGAACATGTTAGTACTGACTGGAGAATAAAAGATACAGCCGGATTAACAGTTTTTGAATCTCTTAATGATACTGTAAATAAAACATCTATTAGCCTTAGAGAAAATGTACTTGCTATTAACTCTACATATACAGTAGAAGTGGTTTATAATACTAATAATGTTAAATTTCCAACTAGTAGACCAGGTAAGTTAACTTGGGAGACAATAGATATTTACATAATGAAACCAGAGTTATCATATCGTTTTGATGCTGGTAAACATTACATAGTTGGATCTGACTATACAATGGTCAATGGTACCGAATTACATAAAGGTACAAGCTGGAGAATTGTTGGTATTTCAGATGTTCTTGGAACTGTAGAACGTTATAATGTAAATAGGGGAACTACTAATTTAACGAGGTTAGATATTACCCCATATCTATTAGGAACAGGTATACCACATATTATAGAATGCGTTTACTATAGTGATAAGTATGAATCTAGAAAAGCTAAGATAAGAGTTGTACCTAAAAGAACTGAAATGGAACCTACCATATTTACATACGAGGAGTCTGTAAATAAATATGGGGCATTGAAGTTTAGCACATTCGATATTAAAGATAAGATTGATAAAGTTAAAGGTATAGTTTATAGAGTATATGATAATAACTATAACGTTGAAAGAGATAATGTTCTAGACCATAGTAATGACGGTAAATATAAAGAACCAATGAGCATTACTATTCCATATCCGCAGATATTAAAATGGCTAGATGGCAAAAATACCTATTTTAGTAGAAATAGCAGTAAAGATAGAAGTTTTACAATAACTGCTTATATCGTTGGCGAAAAGTATAATACGGAAATGTTAAAAACTGTTTATAATCCTACGATAGAAATAACAGGCCTTGCTAGTGTTAATCCAAGAGATGTTAATAATACAACATTCTATATTGATGGTTACACTTCTAATATACCATGGGGTAGATGCTCTGGTGTAACTTATAGTGTTTATAAGAAAAGTGATAATAGTTTATTACTAAGTAAGACTATTAATGGCAACCAAGAAGTTACATATACAACAGTAACAGCTGATAATTTTGAATATAATGTAGACTATATATTAGAAGCTACATTACATACTAATATTGGCAAGATTGTATTACCTAAAAAAGAATTCTATGTTCCATTAGGTTTTATAGCTGCTCCTGAACCAGAACTTGAAATAACACCTGTAAATGACAATGTCGTTAAACTTCGTATTAAACGGAGGGCTTATAGTTATACACCAAGGGACAGAGAGGGAAAGGCTAACAAAGAATGTATCTTTAAGATCTATAATAATGGCACTAGTGAACTTCTTGATACAATAACATTAACTAACCCTGACCCGATAGATGGTAAAGACGATACCGATGAGACTTGGCATACTATAGAAAAGAGCTATAGAAGAGAAAGTAAGATCTTCTATAATAATAGATATAGGTTAGAGTCTGAATATGTAGCAGTTAATGGCGTTAGAAGCCCTATTGCTGTTAAGAACTTTGGGATAGGTAATAGACCTGATGTTATCATTAGTAAACCAGAGTTAAGAGTAGAGGCGGATAATGAGAAGAAACTTATTAAAGCAACAATTATTAATGCATTTACGGTTAGCGGATTAGAGGATACTAGCCACGTAAGTACAAGTTGGGTATTAAAATACGGGAATAGCGTTATATGGGGAAGTATAGACGATACTACTGATTTGTTAACTAAAACTATACAGCTTGATGAAATACTATATGATAAAGATTACACATTAGAAGTAACCTGGAAAG